CTGTCAAGGCCCCACTCCCTCTGGAAAGGTACAAATTGAGACACCGTTTATTGCGCCAAAAGAGTTATTCTCTTGGTGCACTTCACACCTTCATGCGACGTGAGCACTGGACCGGGACTGTTGATTACCCAATCGACAGCACTCAGTATCTAGCTGACTTATGCTCGTTTGATAGTGAAAGTGATTTCAAGGACGAAGTAGGATCCTACTCGCGTTACCGCGACGAATCCGATGTCCATCCCTGTGATCATAAGAAGACCCATATTTCAACGCCTGAGAACGTTGTCGTACGGGCATCTGGTGCCTCTGGGAGTTATACATATGAACTTACCTTTACAGGCAATCTTCCCGGCTATGCGACGGTACTTCTTGGCCTTCCTACCGCATCTGTTCAAGATCTCAACAGTTTTGTTGGGGATCTACAGGTGCAAGGAAGTGCGACCAAGAAGCCGCGTATTGATTGGGAAGCGCTTGAAAACCAATTTCTCGATATTTCTCAAAATATCATTCAGAAAGAGGTCTTGATCGGAGAAACGTTAGCACAACCGCAACTAGTAATAGATGCGATTCGCTTTCTAATTTCCCCGGCTAGAGGTATGCAAAGACTTGTGAAGTACGCTGTAAAGCGTTACGGAAGGCAAGCTTTGCGTTCAACAACTGGTGACCTCACCAGGCGCATCTTGAAAGATGCGGCTAACTCCACTTTGATGCTCAATTTCGGTATAAAGCCTCTCATTAGTGACATTCGAGGGATTGAAAAATCCGTTCGAGTCATTAACAATCAGCTTGACTACCTTAAAAGGCATCGAGGACAGTTCGTACCCGTGAGGGTACGCGAGAGCTCTTTCTCCACCGAAAAGGATGAAGAGTATACGAGTGATTACCACCCTACTTACGCGACTTTATACAAGTCGCCAGTTGATCACCGCATTCATGCGGCGATTGGTGCGTATTTCAGAGTGAGACAGGATTTGACTCTTGAGGCGAATCTAAACGCTTTTGCCCAATACTTCGGTATTGGGCAAGTCGTCGGTTTGCTTTGGGAGTTAGTTCCATTCTCTTTCGTCGTAGACTGGGTTTCGAATGTACAGGAGAGAATTCAAAAACTCTCCCAAGTACATACGTTCAACCCATACGGCGAATCTCGTGGATTTGTTGCTTCACTTAAAGACACGCAGATTCAGTCCGTGAGGCTTTCCTCCGGCGTGCTGCCTGTCTATGGAGCTTCTATCCATGAAGACTCATCTGGCACTGAGCTTGCCTCAGTTAGAACAACCAGATATACTCGCTTTCTCGATCTTCCAGAGACCCGTAGTTTGTTTGACTTGTCAAACCTCGGGACTTCTCAATACATCAACGGAGGCAGCCTGCTAATACAGCATCTGCTCAAAAATCGTTGAATCAAGCATAAATGGGTTTTAACCCACTTTGAATGGAGCTTCCATGGCCGCCGAATCCTTAATCGTCACACACAGTGACGGAACTACGGACATTCAATTCGACAAAGTCTCCCAGAGCGCCTACAATTCCAGATATGCCTATACGGCAAACACTGGATCTGCAAAGCGCTTTATCGACGTTGACCATAAGGTCAGCCCGATAGGGAGTATGGCGAGCGATGTCCATACGCTCACGCTCCGCCTTGAAGAAGTGGATGCCGACACAGCACGCATCAGCGTGTTTAAAGTGTCGGTACAAATTACCACTCCAAAAGGCGACGCGTATACGGCGACTGATGTTTCAGATGCAATCTCAAACATCATGTGCTTGTTCAACAAGAACTTCATGGTTGGTTTCTCTCTGGGCCAGACGCCATCCGGTGACTATAACGTCACTGGACCGTTTAACCCCGATCGCGACTAACCCTGATCCTTGTTTAGAGAGGAGCTTTTAGCTCTTTCCCTGGCACATTTGAGGATTCGGTACCTCGGAGGCTTGGAGGGATCCCAACTATGGGTGACCATAATAGATTCCAAGTCCGATTTCTCGAGCTCCGTCGTGCATTGCTGCTCGATGGTGTGTCTCTAGGTGTCTTTTGCTCCTTTCCTGAATTAGATTATCTTCTGATAGAGAAAAGAATCTCATCAGAAGGTGACAGCTTTTGTAGGATAACCATCCCAACTCTGGGACGGTCGTTCGATCGAGCTCTCGTTTCGGGCAATTTCATTTGTCCGGAGCAGTTTAGAAGGAAGAGTAAGACTAACCTCCCGATATTGTTGCACGAGGCGTTTAGCCAAGTGTTCGATGAAGGGGGCGCCTTGAGGCCTCATGCCTGTATTGTTTCCATCCAGTTTTTACGTCAGTTCCTTCTGCA